GACAAAAAAGTAATTAAAAATCATGCTGAAGGTGCTTCTGAAGGTGTTGGATATGTTATCTCAGATGATTCTTTTTGGGCACAAGGTAAGTTTTCAAACATCTGGGCTATTCAATATGGAACATCTAATCCAAGTGATACTGTAGAATACAAAGATGATACTTCTCACTCTAGCTGGGAAGATGCTAACTTAGGTGATTTTCAAGATTTTATTACTAAATGGGATACAGCTCACTTAACACAATTACAATCTGATTGGGATGGTGATAACGTTGATGGTGAAAGTGAAGCTGATAAAATTGCTAGATTAGGTGAAAAACCTACATCTTACTCATCTTAACAACATCCAAGAAGTTAAAATATATTTTTCCCCTGATAAAGGTGGATTACCTCTATGAACATAAGGAAATCCTGCAGGCCAAATAACAATTCTACCTGTTTTAGGTTTTACTCTTTTAGAAAAATGTAAAAATTCTGTTTCGCCACCTTCTTCAACATCATTTAAATACACGGTATATACAAAAGCTCTTGGTTCTTGTTCCCAACCTTTTCCATGTTCAATATGCCAAACATGATATCCTTCAGTAGGCAAAGTTTTTTGAATTTTTAACTGTGTATAGTGAAAATTATCTACACTATAAGTATCTTTAGCTCCTATATTTTTTTCATAGTGTTTAAAAGCTACATCAAAATTAAAAATTAATGATTTTAATGGTGTCCACCAAAAATCTAAAGTTTCTTCAGTTGCAAAAAATTGTTTATCTTGTTTTTGTAAAATTGAAGAATCTTCTGTACCTATTCTATTAATTGTATTGTTAAATTTATTTTGATCTTCATATAATTTAATAGCCTTATTACATTCTTCTTTAGTAATATAGTTATCATACACACCAATAAAGTTAGTGATATCTACAGTTCTTTCTTTCATCTTAATTTATACCTCCTATTATAGTTTTTTTATTTTTTTGCGAAATCCAAATGTATTATCATTTTGTATTATGTTAAATACTAAACTATATCTATTTTTTTCTCCCTCATACGTATCAAAACCATGTACTATTTCAGGGGGAAAGATATAATAATCTCCTGGTTCCGGAGTTATTTTTAAATTGAGTTCAGGTAATATTAAATCACATCCTTTTGTTAAATATAATATACCATGAAAACAAGGATGACTATGATAATTTAAACTATCTCCAGATTTTATTTCATTACCCCAAGCATTAATAACAATGTTTTTTTCTAAAAAATATTGAAATAAATTAGAATGAGTTATTTGATGTTTATTTATTACATAAGTTATAAATTCATTAAACTGAGGTTTATCTAAAAAATAATTCCAATCAGTCATCCCTCCCTTTACATTAGTGTAATTATCCATTTCTGAATTTAAATTGTTTTTTATATCTAAAATAAAGCTGTGAATTTTTTCAGGATAAGAATAATGGCCAAATATTATATTTACATGTCTAGGATAAGTAATGTTTAAACTATTTCTAGTTTCGTTTAATTTATTGTTTTTATCTATTAGAGTTATCATTATCTTGAATTATCAATAGCATCATATGCATGTTGTTTATTAGGTCCGTTTTGATTTACATAATGTAAAAATACTTGAGCCATACCTTCTCCTTTATATACTCCAGGTCTTCCATGTATTTGATCACATCCTGCATATAAAAGTGCATCACCTTCTTCTAATTCAAAAGATTTATCTTCTATAATTAAAGGCCAGTTATCATATTTTTTTATACAACTAGTTATACTTATTTCACACGCTGGTCTGTCTAAATGTTTTTTTAATGTTCCACCAAATACATAATATCTCCAATAAGCATATGTAGGAAATAATTTTAAATTAGATTCTTTTTCAACAATAGATAATTTTGTATTTAATAAGGCATTCATTAAAGGATCATTATACCAAGCAGGAGAAAATGATTGATTATCAATCTTACAGTTTTGATTTTTATCTATCTCATTATAACAATATTTTTGATAAACTTTTAATTCATCCTTACTAAAAAAATTTTTTATTACTTTATAATCTACTGCAGCCATGCAACTATACTATACCTTGTTCCTTTCGTAATAGGTTTAATACTATGTGGATATAGAAAATTACTTGGAAAAAACACAATAGATCCTTTATTAAGTTCTAATCTTTTCACTTCTTTTTCTTTTTGATCTGTAAAAATTAAATCACCACCCTCATAGTCATTATTTAAATTCATAATAATACTTAGATGTCTAGGACTGTTTGTGTAATGATCGGTATGTATTTCGTATTTACCACCTGGTGAATATTTTAATAAATCTATTTGATTTATTTTATAACTCATCATGAGAGGAAACTTTATTTTATAGTAACTATACAATCTTTCTATCTCTTGTTTTATATAATTCCAATAAAATATATTAGTAGGAGTTTCAAGATTTAATGAATATCCTTTTACATTTCTAATGTCTTTATTTATTCCTGAATTAACTTTGAGATTAGTTTTAGATTTTAATTTTATTAAGGGTATTATTTTTTTAATAAATTCAGGGTTAATTATGTTTTTAATTTCAACAATTGCTTCTAAATGGTCCATAATTATGATACTTTCATTCTCTATAAAACTAATATATAAGCTACTATATGCTACAAAAATTAAATTTCAAGCCTGGTTTCAATAAACAAGACACAGAATCTGGTGCCGAGGGGCAATGGACAGACGGTGATTTTGTTAGATTCAGATATGGACTACCTGAAAAAATAGGAGGTTGGAGTCAATTAACAGCTGGGTCTTTAACTTTACCAGGTGCAGCTAGAAAACAGCATGCTTTCACTTCTTTCGCTGGTGAAAAATATACAGCTATAGGAACATCACAAGGTTTATTTTTATATTATGGCAATGATTTTTTTGACATTACACCCTTAGATACAGCTATTACAGGATGCACTATAACAACTGTTAATAGTTCAAATACTGTAACTATAAATAAAGGATCTCACGGTTTAGCTAAAGGAAGATACGTAACTTTATCTAGTGTAACGGTTACAGGTGCATCTGATTTTACAGCAGCTGAATTAGAAAAAGTTTATGAAATATTAACTGTACCTGACGTAGATAAATTTACAGTGCAAGCATCTCGTGCTGAAGGAGGATCTGGTATGACTGCAGCGGGTGCAGCAACTGTTAATCCTTATGTTGAAGTAGGTCCTACTTTTCAAACTGCAGGTTATGGTTGGGGTACGGATTTATGGGGATCTAGCACATGGGGAACTGAAAGTGCAACTAGTGATGTGATTCTTGACCCAGGAAACTGGAGTCTTGATAACTTTGGAGAAGTATTGGTTGCTACAATATTTAATGGTAAAACTTTTACATGGAATGCTGGAGCATCGGGAGCTAGAGCAATTAGAGCGTCAACAACAACAAGTAATTTTCAAACAACAAACAATCCAACAGCTACTAGAATATCTATCGTATCAGATAGAGATAGACATGTATTTCATTTAGGAACAGAAACAACTATTGGTGATCCTACTACACAAGACCCTATGTTTGTAAGATTTTCTAATCAAGAGGATTTAAACACATATGCTCCAACAGCAACTAACACTGCGGGAACTTTTAGGTTAGATACCGGTAATGAGATTAGAGCAGCTATACAAGGTAAAGATTATATCTTTGTATCAACTGATACGGCTGCATACGTAATCCAATTTGTTGGTCCGCCTTTTACTTTTTCTGTTAGACAAGTGGGTACTAACTGTGGATGTATTGGTCAACACGCCATGTCTTATGCAAATGGCGCTGTATGGTGGATGTCAGCCGAAGGTGGTTTTTTTGCTTATGATGGTACAGTTAAATCATTACCATCACTTGTAGAAGATTTTGTATTTAGTACAGATGGAGATAACTTAGGAATTAATTTAGATTCAAGAGATGTTATCTACTCTTCACCTAATTCTTTATACACAGAAATAAATTGGTTTTATCCAAAAGATGGATCTGATCAAGTTGATAGATGTGTGACTTATAATTATTCAGAAAATGTTTGGACAACTTCATCATTAGCTAGAACTACATATCAAGACCAAGGAGTATTTAATGAGCCTTATGCAACAGAATATAGTAAAACCGGAACACCTGTATTCCCAGATATATTAGGTATTACAAATTTATATGGAGCTAGTATTTACTATGCTCATGAAGTAGGAACTGATCAAGTCAAT